TGACTACCCATGGTAGCAGCCCCTTTAGCTTTTAAGGTTCCACCGAACGAACCGTCATTGGTCACTGTCAAATGACTACCCATGGTAGCAGCCCCTTTAGCTTTTAAGGTTCCACCGAACGAACCGTTTTTGGTCACTGTCAAATCACTACCCATGGTGGCAGTGTTTGTAACCTCTAAGGTTCCACCGAACGAACCGTTTTTGGTCACTGTCAAATGACTACCCATGGTAGCAGTGTTTGTAACCTCTAAGGTTCCACCGAACGAACCGTTGCCACCCATGGTAGCATCCCCTGCAGCTTTTAAGGTTCCACCGAACGAACCGTTGCCACCCATGGTAGCATCCCCTGCAGCTTTTAAGGTTCCACCGAACGAACCGTTGCCACCTATGGTAGCAGCCCCTGCAGCTTTTAAGGTTCCACCGAACGAACCAGCACCCTTTGAGGTCATATCACCCGTCGCATTATCGACATCAAATTTAAGAGTAGATCCATTATAGACATTGAGATCATTATACAAGTTCGTACTACCGTTAACTGCCAAACTACTAGCGAAAGATCCGGTACCATCCTGGTTTAGATTAATTTTAGCTGTACTACCATTATATACGGCAAGTTTACTCCCATATACATAGAGGTTACTCGCCAGGGTCATGTTACCGGCAAACGAAGACGTACCATCATCTGAGATTTGAGCCTTTGTGGCACCACTACTAGCCACCAAAAACGACCCATCGACGGTCGCATTGTTATTAACTTGCATGGCACCCAAAAATGAAGACGTACCGTCGCTATCGAGGACTGTTTTAATGGCAGTCCCAGCTGCATCGGTTATTTGAAACTTGGCCCCCTTCAATTGTGTAGTACCGTACCCGGTATACGTACCAGAAACCAGACCACTTGAAAAAGAACCGGTACCATCATCTAAAATTTGAGCCTTTGTCATACCACTATTCTTCACCAAAAAGGACCCGTCGACACTTACATCATTGTTTACTTGCATAGCGCCGGAAAATGAAGACGTACCATCGTCCAAAATTTGAGCCTTTGTGGCACCACCACTAGCCACCAAAAACGACCCATCGACGGTCGCATTGTTATTAACTTGCATGGCGCCCGAAAACGACGAGGTTCCGTTTGTACCATTAATCTTCGCAGTTTCGGCACCACTATTTTTGAATGTAACGGTACCATCAAAGTTTGCGTCATTATTGACCGACATCACACCGGCAAACGATGACGTTCCATCTTTATTAATCGAGGCTTTTGAACCCACTAAAAACGAGCTGTCCTTGATAGTCATATTCCCAGAAAAACTTGAAATACCACCGACTGCGAGTGTCCCTTGATTTTGCATGTTACCGGCAAATGAAGAGTTACCAGAGTCATTACTTATGGATGCTTTAAGAGTCACAAAGTCATCGGTGTACACTTTAATGTTTGTATTTGACTGAATATCGGAATCTTTGAGACGAAGCAAAGAAGTCGTCACGATTTCATGCGTAGCTGTATTAGAACCCATGATGGCGATGACATTTGCATTGTCTTCCTGGATGGGTGCGATGTATGTAGCACTAGACCTGGATGGATTTTTACCTATTCCAGTTGCATTAAGAACTATTGTGTTGTCGAGTGCATCACTGGGTTGACTAAAATTTTGTGTTTGATAACCAACTGCAATAGAATAATTACCTATGTTCTGACCACTGTTTATACCTACAATTGTTGGCTGACTTCCAAGGGTGCCCTCACCGGTAGCTCCACCACCAATTTTTACAAAATCAGTACCTTCGATGCGATCTTGTAATTCATTGACGTCTGTTGCAACGGTGGCGACATCACCAAAGTTTGCAATACCAGAAATCGACGTATTAATCGCACTCACACAACTTTCAATCGTATCTATACTGTTCTCTATACTCACGACATTCGCTTGAAGTGTTGCGACGTTGGTATGTGTAGCAAAAGAGTTACTTTCAAGTTCTATAACATTCGCTGTGATATCAATAACATTCGACTGAAGAACTGTGACGTTTGCGAACGTGTTATCGACGATCAAAGCATTTGCGAGATGTACAGTCTCAAGAATTGAAATTCTTGCGGCATTTGAGTCGTGATCGTCGCGGAGATCGTCGAACGCCGATGAATCGGGATTTATATTGTTTTCAGTTAAGATACCATCTATACGTGCTATACCGGCTTGTGTAAACAAGACGTTAGAAAAGTTGTTTGTCGCCAAAATGCCCACATACTGTACATTTTGGATGAACTGTTCTTTCTCAAACACGTCCGTCTTTGTCGCCGTCCGATCAATAATCGTCCGTTCACCAGTTTGGCCAAGGCGATTAATAATCAGCTCTCTAACCTGAGTTGTTTTTCCAACCATGGTATTCTACATTAGTTTCCGAATAAAATTCCAGCCATTCCGTCCTGGATTCGTAACACGTTAAAGTTCACTGCGTAGACACGAATTTTTTCATTCGAACGATTAGCTCCGACGACTGCATTTCGTATCTGAATTTTAGCGTTGTCTAGACGACTAAAATTACAGTTACCAGTCGACTTGTACTCGGATGCGTTCGTACAGAAATGATACGCGTAGTATCTTGTATAGAATGGCACGTTGTATTCTTCATGGAATGCCGAAACACCATAGTCTGAGTTGTAATAATTCTGGACTGAATGGAAATATGTCGGACTCATATTTTCTAGCAAAGCTGTACCATTCAAAAGTATGTCTGCCGAGTCAAATGTAAAACGATCAGCCGCGACGTTGTCTGTCAATGTTGGGATACCAAAGAACAGAGACTTGACTGGGTGATTAAAGCTGGAAATATCAATGTCATTATAGCCGATGACCAAATTTTCCTTAATCATCTGAGTTTGTGTGATGATAAAATCCATTTTGTTACTCGTGAGCTTCTTCCTTTCCTGTGTGTCAAGGAATACATAGTTTCCATAAAGTTTAGCTTTGATAGGGGTATTCGTTTCTACAAAAGTCACACGAACTTCGACCTGGTGGTATTGTAAGGCGACCATAGGAATAAAGGACTTTCGACTATTAAAGAAGAATGTCAATGGAAGAAAGTTAGTATTCGTCACCGAACACTTGTTGTTAATCTCCTGGGACTTTGTGTATGTGTCCGCCAAGTAATTTTGATAAATGTCACTTACAAAATCAAATGGTTGAGAGTCAATCTTTTGTCCTCCGACATAAAGATCAAGCGTAGCGCCTTGAAAAGCTTCGACAAGTTCTTCGCCTTCGAACCAGAGACCAGTCAGAAGATCTCCGTACGATGGAATGACACAAGAATCATCTGCCAGAGTAAACTCCTTGATAAACTTTGGAGCTTGAGCAAAGTTTGTGTGTCTCGAAAACTTTTCAGAGAACAGAGATGTCCCTTCATTACTCGTAAAAAATACATCTTGGGCACCTTTCGCGACAAGTTGAATTAATGCACCAGACATTTTCTAATAGAGACTCAGATTATAAAACTAAACACTTTCCCTGGAAAGGTGACTCATCTTCCTTTTCAAGGTTCATAGTTATGTTAAAACCACCTTGTTTGTAGACTCTCAGACGTTTCTTGTACATAGCGTGAAGTATAGACCACTGATCTACAATGTCATAAATTTGTGGATTGTTTTGTTTACCGGGTGTTTCTCTCATCACACGACCAATAGACTGTTGGATATCTGACTTTGGTGTTGCCAAGATGACTGTATCCAAAGTTGGAATGTCTAAACCTTCATGAGCTTGACTGAACGTCGCAAAGATGATTTTCTTTTTGGAGGATGCTTCGAGGTCTGCTTCTTTCATACCACCCATGTAAAGACCCGAATTTTTGGGAAAGCATTGATGTAAAAATTCACAGTGTTGTCTTCGATCACTGAGTACTAATAACTGTCTCGTTCCAGATGATGCTTTCTTTACGAGCTGTACCAACATTTGATTACGACCTCTATGCTCAACAAGTTCTGTAATCATATTCACGAGTGAAACATTTCCTGTTCGACTACATGGCGGGGGATTTCTAAACATTGGACATTCAAACTCAATTGGAAAAACATCAACCTGTTTTTGATTTTCGCGCTCGACTGCAAAAAATATTGGACCCATGAACCAATGAAGCACTTTGGACAACCCATCCTTTCGAACAGGTGTTGCAGACAATCCAAAGATGTGTCTGGGGCACATTTTGAAAAGAGACTGACTAAACACTTTGGCGCATATATGATGAGCTTCATCCACGATGACTGTACCAATACTTTCAAAGTCACTGAATGAATATTCTTTCAAGGACAATGATTGAAGCATCGCGATGATAAAGTCGCACTCAACTTCCTTTTTGTCTTGTTGAACGAGACCAATCGTGGCCCCGGGGCAGAATTGTTTGATTCTTTCACGCCATTGATTGGCCAAAAATTCTTTGTGAACGATGATCATGGTTCGATAACCAAGTTTACATGCGATTGCTAACGACACAGTTGTCTTTCCAAAACCACATGGTAAAGATAACACACCATGACCAGCTTCCATAGCTTTCGCGAGAGCTTCATTTTGATGTGTTTCATCGCGAAGTTTTCCATGAAACTTGAGGTTCACCTTTGTTGGTTCTGGGCGACGATCTTCTTTGGCCTTTCCAAATTTTTCTTCGGCGTAATACCTTGGAACACAAATTCCAGATTTTCCATTTTTAAAAACCTTGAACGGTGGTGGCGGATAACCAAATTCTGTGTTGACTAGTGGTCGAACAGTCAAGTCTTTTTTAAGTTCTGGTGGTGGATTTGAAACTATATAGCCAGACCTTGATAGCATTATTTAGTTAAAGACTAGAAACTTTAATTTACTACAATATGCCGACCCTTAACGTCGATGAAAATATTAATAAGATTCGCCAATCGATTGATGAAATGACTCGTGAGATTCTTCGCCTTGAAGGATCCCTTCGTGTTTTCTTGGGATTCAAGGAGAATGGTCTGACTGAAGTTGATATACCCGAGGCTGAGGCTGAAGCCGAGGCCGAAGCTACCGAAACGAACTAAGTTTCCATGTATAACCGGTATACTCACCGGCTGTCCATTGACCCATGAATTCTATTTCAACTTCAACCAAGTCACCCTTTATAAGAGATTGCAGAGGCCTTGTGCCCATATTTTTACACATCACTCTCCTATAACGGAATGGAACTTTGATGGTTAATACTTTACCATCGAGTGGATTATCTTTCACCCATGTTGTATGCTTAGCTGCCACACGATCAATCATCGAATCTGGGACAATGACTCGTATGTATTTTTTATTGTTAAAATCGTACATTGGTTCATGAATTGTGCCGACGAATCTCATATGTAAGTATGATAAGTAAAACTATAAGTAGCATGATGACGTGAGTAATCATGAATGGTTCATGTGGTTTTCGCGTACCAAATTTTTGACTACAGAAAGATCGTCCGACTTCAATGGCCGCCTCAATACTGGAGTAAGGTGTATTTCTCGGGGACATCATGCCACACATGGCAACCTTTTTAGACTTCCCAAAGAATGGGAGTTGACCATTTGGATTGAGAACACCCGATGACTGATCGAAAACCCATTGAGTTCCATTCCATGATGCACCCCACCCGAGACGAATGTTTTTCGGTTGAACTAGACCCAGTTGTTCGATGACTTGTTCGATAAGTTTTTCTTCGTCCATCTTCAGAACATCTTCCGTCAAGTTACAAATGACACACGACACCGTCTTCTTATCTGGAAGAACAACTGGCTGAAGGTTGAGTTCAGTATCCATGGCGTATTGAATATCACTCGGAATGTCCATCTCTTCTTCATACTCCAACATAATGTTGATGGCGCCGTACGTACTCGACTTAATTTTATCTTCTGCATCTTCACCCCAATTATCTTTAATCAATTGAATGGCCGGACTATTGTCGACACATAGAATTAAAAATCCATCTTTGATGACCATACCACTTTTGAATTGTGCAGCAAATCCATTGTCTAGATAGGTAACATCTTGAAGTTCTGAGCCAAAGTCAAACTTGACACCTTTGTCGACTAACGCTTGTTGCATTGCGTCACACATGACTTTACCCGAAACTTTTTGGGTGTATTGTTTGGACATACCCACGTGATCAAAACTTTTTACAAACTCATAGGCTGTCATGACATCCCAAGTCACTCCATCCATCACAAGTGTCAAAGCCTTGATCAACTTTTCACCATCTTCTGAAAGTTCCCCGATAGCATCTTTCAAAGAAATCTTCTTGAACTTCCATGGCATCAAAAGTACGCGAGTGGCGAGAGATCCGAGTGTCAAATAATCTTTGGTTGAAAGATTTTTTTGAACAATATCCATGACATCCGAATCAACTTTTTCAAAAATATCATCCCACTTAATGTTCATCTCTTTGAACAAACTTTTTGTGTTGATGAATGCTTTATCAAAAACAATTCGATGAGCATGCATGTCACGCCCCGTCAAAGATGGTTCCCACCATGAGCCACCTGCGGATAATTTTTTATCATAGATGACGACTTCGTGATCTGTAAATTTTTTAAGTTCCCAAGCAATTGACATACCCGTGGGGCCTGCACCAACAATATGAATCTTCATTCTAATATTAGGGTAGATATAAAATGTTGTGTGTCGCGGCATAAAACCCCGTCAGAATGACAGTCAGCCACGTTTGTAAATCCATATATTGTTTACCACTGTAAAGTATGAACAGAATCAAAAGAAGGTGCATAGGAAAATCTTCTTTCCCGTACTTGACGTAAAATCCAAGAGCCGCCGATAACGCAAGAATCAGGGCGTTTACAAATGACGAGTAGCTTGGGGCATACAACATCCACGCTGTGTATAGCAGTGCAATGTAAGATATGAAGATGGAACGTCTACCAAATTCACGGGTACTGTCGACAATGTCAAGAGGTTTGCCCTGGATACTTTTTGCAATCCAATGTGGACCTAAGATGAGATATGAAAGGTATAAAGTTAAAAATATCTGCCACATGATCTAATATAAGGAAATAAAAAGGTATGGTTATAATAAGATGTTGACATGTCGTGCACCAACACATCAAAAAGTTAAGACATGGAGATTTGCTGGTAAGTTCTTATTGAAGAATGCAACTACTAAAGATAAAGCAGCACTCGGTCGTTGGACAAAAAAGGAACTACTCGACCTTGGTCCCACGTTTGTGAAGCTTGGGCAAATCGTTTCGACGAGGGGAGATCTTTACCCCGCTGAATTTATTAGCGAACTCGAATCACTTCAAGACAATGTTCCCCCCGTCGACTACGAAGATATAGATGAATACATCGACCGACGTATATTTAAACACTTCGACAGGGAATCTTTTAAATCTGCAAGCATTGGGCAGGTACATAAGGCCACACTCATGGATGGCACTGATGTTATTGTCAAAGTGAAACGACCTAATATTTTGGAAACCATGGAGTACGATACTAAAAATGTCAAAGATATTGTTGAATTTTTAGAAAAGGTTGGAATAGATACTGGCACGGGGACTGGATATGTTCTTAATGAAACAATTGACAATCTTTTGGGTGAAGCCAACTATATTCAAGAAGTTGAGAATGCTGTAAACTTTCGAAAGAATATGCGTGATACTAAATGGCTCAAGGTACCAAAAGTGTATACCGAATTTTCCAACGAAAATGTCATCGTCATGGAGTATGTCGATTCTACCAAGATTACAGAAATTGTAGACCCGGATGTCAACAAAAAGAAAGTGTGTGAAGCTATCATTAATTCGTATGTCATTCAGACCATGGAAAAGGGATTCTTTCACGCGGATCCACATCCCGGTAATCTTGGATTTTCTGACAAAGGAAAATTAGTGTTCTATGATTTTGGACTTGTCATACCAATTTCCAATGAATTAAAAAATGGTTTCATGGAACTTTTAGTTCACATCATCAACAAGGATACAAAAAGTATTGTGGATACCTTGGTCCGTCTAAAAATTATTATTCCAACGACCGACCTTCAAGATATTCAAGCATTTTTTGAATTAATTTTGGGATACATGGAAAGGTTGGATCCGAATGAACTCATGTCAGATGAACTCATGAAGACTCTCGCAGATGAAAAACCATTCGTGATACCTTCGTCGTTCATCTACTTGGCCAAAACATTTTCAACTGTCGAAGGAATATGTTTACGTCTCGATGACAACTTTAACTATTTCACATATTTGGAACCGTTGATACGAGACAAAATAACTGAGACGTTTGACCTAAAAGATATAATCACCACTACGGCTGAAATGCCAACACGCGTTAAAAATATAAGTACAGCTGTTCTAGGCCTTGAAAAGTCTAGAACAGCCATGAAAAGGTCGATAGATAAAACGAGACGAGAAATACGAATGGCACAGTATAGTATATTATGTGCTATGATGGCCGATAGATTCGCGGATCAAGAGAATATTTTCTTATTCGGGGCTTTCTTTTTTAGTACCTTATGGTTCACGTTTATTTCTCGTAAAAGTCGATAGATGTCGTTTGCTTTTCTTCGAAGAACTCGCGATGTTGCTTGAAAAGTTCCTTCATACGACGTTCTTCATCCTTGGCGATGTCCTTGAATTTTTCGGACATACGTCGAAGA